TTTGCCATCGTGAGTTGTTGCAAACTCCGTTGCTTTCTGTTCGTTTGTCGCAAGTTCTGGGAAGATTGCATAGGTTGTAGTACGAATATCGTGGGCAATCTGTTCTTCTTTATAATCGAAAACTTTTGCACCTTCTAATTGTTCCTTCGCCACTTCAAGAGCATCTTTATATTTTTGTTCGTATGTATCCATAACTCATTAAGTTAAATTAGTTAAATAATTTTCATAAACTTCTTGCGGAAGATATTCAACTATCATCCAGTCACCAACTACCATTGTTTGCAAAACTAATGGTGAATCTTGAAAATAATTACTTGTAATTTTAAATGTTGCAAAACATGATTTAGGATGTGATTTTTGTAATGTTCCCTCACATGTTATTTTAAATTCAATGTTTTTCATAGTTTTAATTATTTAATCAGTTTATTTTCAAGTAAATAACACATCATTTCAAATACTGCATCAAGAGGGGTATTTGAAAAGTTACTTTCTTTAATAAGCCAACCATTTTCACTATAATAACCTAAAATCCATTTATCAATACAAACATTACTTAACTTTAAATCAGGTATCAATTCCAAAAGCCTTGACAAACTCCAAGCAGGAATATATTCTACAAAAGTTGGTCGCAATTTTGGAATTATACCTATATGAAGATGATAATCAAATCTTTCATCATCTACTCTTTCATAAAACATATCCGCTGTATTTATATCAATACCTAACTCAATGAGTTTCTTGCTTTGATTTATCGAGGTAGCTATATTGCTCATAATTGTAATTATTTAATTGTTAATTTATATTTAATGCCAAAAACATTAGCCATTTGTTCAACTGATTTAACAAATACTTCATATTTATCTTCTAAATTGAAATAATAATCATATTTTCCTTCTGGAAGATTAGCAGCATTCTCCCATCTTTGAGCAAGTTCTTCTCTTTGCTCTTTAGTTAGATGGTCATAGTTCATAAGTTTAGAGTTTCTAAAATCATCTGCTCTTTTCTTAAAAAGTTCATCATTTCTATCTGCAATGCCACTAAAGACATTATCTTCATATAATATAGAATCTTTTCTTATTTCCAAACTTTTATTTGTCATAGTATCAATCATTTAATTAGTTTTGATTATTTCTATTAATGTACTGCTAAAACTTGCGCCAACTCTGAATTTTATATAATCAGATGTTGCATACAACTTTACAATATTAGTTTCTGCACACATATCAAATTTAATACTGCCATTTTGTAACATATAATTGCTATCTAATTCAACAACATCACAATAAGCAGCAATTTCAAATGATTGTGTATCACGTTTAAATCCAACTAAAGCAATAAGTCTATATCCACTATCATGTATCTCTGTTGTTGGAACATAATACACAAAATCATAAATCTTATTGCAACAATCTAAATTCTCTGGAAATAGACACAAATTATCTGTTATTATTTTATCTCTTGCATTTCCTCTTTCCATAATATTAATCATTTAATTGTTAATAATCTTGAAATTTCCAGTCATTTCTATAAGTTTTAGAAACATCTGTTTTATATTCATATTGCATATCTTCTTTATCATCAAGTATTTCTACTTGATAATATTTAAATTTAACTCCTTCAGGCAGTTTATTGCAACCTTCAGGTAATCTTCCTCCAACAACCTGTGCAACTATAGCAAAATCACCTTTATTAAGATTAACATTACATCTGTTATAGTCAACACCAAGCATATTGGCAGTGTCAATGTGTCCAACACAAGACTTTAATTCACTTAAATCTGGGTTGAACACTTCTCTAATAGAAATATTGCAAGGAGCAATATGTTCTATCATTTGTAAACTAAATGCGTTTAATAGATATTTCATTTTATTATTTACATAAACGATGAATTTTATTTTCTTTATCTCTATAAACACAAAGCACATCACCAAAATAACTTGTGTTTATCATCTCACTATATAAAGTTGTTAATTCTTCAAACTCTTCATATGTAAACTCAAAAGATTTATCATCATAAACAAACTTGACAATCTTTTCATCATTATCAATAGCAAGACCAGTTACCATAATTATTTGATTTTAAAGTTATTTTAATTCAAATTCTTCAAGTTTAATTAATTCATAATTCTTATAAAGTGAACCATTTTCTTGATAAATAAAAACGCCTTTATTACAATTGAAATAATCAGGAATTTCATCATTGAATTTAACTTTATATTCATCAAATCTGCAATCCCAACCATATTCTTCATTATCCAACGCTCTGATAATATCATTCTTCATTGTCTCAATGCATATCTCAGCGTCTTTCTTGTCTTTAAAAACATCAACAATGTAATCATTAGATAATGATTCATCAGTTACAACATAAACTTTCATAATATTCTATTTTTAAATGTTAAACAAAAGAGAGACAGGGAGACACAATAAAAAGAAAGAAGTACAAAACAAAATCTCCCTGTCTTATAATTTACCAGAATAAGTATGGATAGTCAATCCATATTCTACTAATTTGAAATAGTAAGAATAATAAATACAATCCACACAATGAAAACGTTAAGATATAATAGAATCTATCTCTTAATTTTATTTTTTTCATAGTTTTTATCAATAAATGCATCACTCATCTACAATAATAGAGATTAATTACATTGCTCTAAATATCAAATATGACCAAACTTGCAATGTGCAGTTTTACATGATTTCTTTAAACCGTCATGCTGGGTATATTCTCTTCAATGATTTTCACAATATCTCTATATCGGTCAATCACCGCCATTGGTTTAAATGCCAATGCACCAAAAAGAATACAACTGAAGAATTTCTCTTTACTCTCTTCCTTCTTCTTATTATTCTCCATTATTCTCTCTTTCTTCTTTCTTGCAATCTTACTTCTCTCATCATAAGAGATTAAGTTCACACCAAAGATTTCACAATTCTCATTGTGCCTTACAATATAGCAAGGCTCACTTTTGTTGATTCTATGTCTCATAATTATTTTATTTAAATGTGTCAATTCTTCTTTTCAAACACTCTAAATTTGTGTTACTATGTTTCTTGTTTCTATACCATGTGTAATATCTACAGGTGTATAAGTCATAAAACAACTGAAAGCCTTTATAGACTCCTTTTAAGATTATGTCATTCATAATAATGTTTTAAAAGTTATTCAGCGTTTTTATTTACAATTTTTAGGCAATTCACAACATTTATTCACTCAACGCTGATTAAAGTGATTTAATATTAATAACTCTATTTAATAACCTTATTAAATAAATTTCTCATTTCTATTAAATAAGTCTATTAAAAGTGTATAAAAATACAATCCATTTTTGCATTATAACAATTTTAAAAGTTAGAGTTGATTGGGGAGAAGGGGATTATCCCTTACACTTTATAACCAAAACCTCTATTTTACTTACAATTTGTAAGCAAATAATCATTTTTGCTTTCAATTTATAAGTTGAGATATTTAATTTCTATGTTATAATTTGTAAGTAAATTCAACAACAAACTTTCAATTTGTTATATATATAATAGGTATGCTTACAGTTTGTAAGTTGATAAAATTGATAATTGGTTTTACAGGCCTATTAAAAAGAGGTCTATGAGAAAGTGAAAGAAAAAGAAAAAAAAGAGTTGCATTTCTGCAACCCTTTTTAATTTAATCATCAATCTCCTCATAATTTTTGCCTTCGCCAAACATTGCAGCAAAAGAATCTTCATTTTGATAGATGATTAAAGAGTCATTGGAAAAACTTGGTTTTCTACCACTTCCGTCACTTGCATAAGCAACCAAAGCATTTTCCAAACCCGTAAAACTTGGCAAACATAAAAGGTAATATTTGCCGTTGGTGTTTTGTCTGCATTTGAATTCGCTTTTTTCAAAGTCTGAAAGTTTTACACTGCAAACAATTTCCGCATTCTCAAAGTCAAAATCGTTGTTTTGGTTTTGCGCATCTTCCTTTTTCATAATAATAAAGATTTTAAAATTGAATGTTGCAACATGCAACAAACAGCCACAGGGGAGTAACCCCAATTGCCATAGTAGGATAGGGGGGAAGGGTGATAATCCTCAACTCTTTGAGACATGGTGAGATTTTTCAAAAAAAAGAAATCTTTCACTCTCTGAGATACACAGAAAAATCTAATAAACATTTAATCCCTCGCTCTTTGAGATATAGTCAAGTTTTGTATAAAACCTTATTCTTGCAAAGTGTCTTATTTTTTTTAAAAAAATAGTTGTATCATTTGTATGATGGTGAAGAGGGTAGGGGGATATTCACCAAATTTCAAATGATAGTGGTGGCTTTTGGAAGAGAGAAAAAGAAAGTAGCAAAGAAAAAGAGAGATTATTAATATTATTTTTTGAATTATAACTTTTATTATTATATTTGTATTAATATTTTCTCTACAATTATAGAGAGAATATAATAGGTTCTATATAGATAGATAGGGAAATGTCCCTAAATTAGGGATAAAATAATGATTGTTAATCAGTTATAAAGATTAGCAATATAACTACCAACGTTATAGTTTATAACGCTGGTGCTTATATTTTATAACGCTGGTGATGATATTTGTTTAATTTTAATATAAAAGTTATGGAAGATAAAACTTACATTATTGACCCTGTTTATAGCAAGGTTAATACAGAAACTGGAGAATTGGAAGAATTAAAAATTGGGATTAAGAAACATGTTCAAGACTTCTTTTGCATGTATCTTGAAGCATGGGATGATTTCACTGAAAGAGAAGGTGGACTAAAGACTGTGTTTACTTGGTGTATAATGCAGTCAAAATATTCTACTGCTGGAGGGCAGTTTGATGGAAATATATTTCACGTTGCAGAGCTTATCAATTTTGTCAAGAATAAGTTTCCTGATAGAGATTTAAACTCAATAAGAAATATGATTAGCAGATTGGCAAAAAGAAATTTCATTATTAAACATGAGAGTATAAGGGGTTGCTATTATATCAATCCTAAATATGGTGTTAAGGGGAATATTAGTGAGAAGATGTTTGTCAAGATAACAATGGGTGCTACTGTTGAGAGGGAGATATAACCATCGGCGTTATATCTTATAACATAAGATGTGATAACTTATAACAAATTTCTATAAACTTATAACGCTGGTGATTATATTCTCAATGTTAAATAAAAATTAATAATGCATATTGTATCAATAAAAGTTTTTTATTTGTAATGGATTTTAAAATATTAAAGTTATGCCTAATGTAAGTTCAAAAGTAAGGAGTCAGGTAAGAGGGCTGAAAGGTGCTTCTGCTAATAAGAAGGTTAAGAAAGCTTCTAATAAGTTTGCTAAGGGTGGACCAACTAAAAGAAAATTATCTTCTAAAACAACTGTTAATTTAGAAAAAGAGCAGATGAAAGACATAGAAAGAAGATTTAAGGATGCAGAATATAGTGGTAGAGCAAAACAACATGCTAAAAATCTAAAAAATCATATTGATACTCTTTCTAAAGAAGGAAGAAGAAGTGTTGGTCTTGCTGGTGTAGATGCAGGATATAATGCTGTTAAAGATGATTATTATAATGGTCCTACATCTTTTTATAGAGCAAGAACTGGTAGAATACCAATGAAAACTGATGATGGAAAATTACGTTCAATACCTGGTTTTTTAAATACTGATTTAGATGGGAATTATACAAGAAATTTTAAAAAAGGCGGCAAACTTAAATCTTCTGGTAAGAAATTCAAATGTGGTGGCAAAATGAAGAAGAAGTAAACTCTTATTCCTAACTGTATATTTTTTAAAGAAAAAGCTTATATCTTTGCGGTATAAGCTTTTTTATTATGAACAAGATACATATCAAAAAGAAGAATAGAGGTAAGTTTAATGCTCTTAAACGTAGAACTGGTAAGACAACTGAAGAGCTTACTCATTCAAAGAATCCCTTAACACGCAAGAGAGCCATCTTTGCACAGAACGCAAAACGCTGGAGGCACAAGTAATTATGAAAACAAAAGAACAACAAGACACTAATGATGTTACCAAACTAAAATGGTATCATTCATTGTTTGTATCCACAAAAGGAAGCATCTCATCTAAAAGGTTTTGTGGAGTGATTGGCTTCTTTGTGTGTCTTGGTGTTGCTGTATGGTGTACTCTCAAAAACACAGAATCCCCTAATATTGTTGATATGATATTGTTTACATCTGCTGCTTTGATGGGGGTTGATTCTGTCACTAAGGCTTTCCAGAAATAATTTTTCAAATAAAAAATACAATTAATTATTTGTTAATTAAAAATTAATTTATATTTGCACTATGAATGATGCAAGTATAATATTGATTGATATTGCATTGCTTTTAATAAGCGTTGTTATGATTGGTATTGCTGCAACAGTAAAGAGGTTAAATGATAAATAATTATGGGAAAGCAAAAATCTAAAAAACAAGAAGATCCTGTAGCTAAGAAAATGCAGGTAGTAACAAAGAAGGAAAACAGGATGTCTTTCAAGAGTATGTTTGACAAGACTAATTTCCTTAAAGAACAGATTAAAGCAAGAGAGATGATTAAGAATTGTTAAATTAAAAATAGGCAGCCCCAATAACTCAACGGATAGAGTAACTGCCTTTAAAGTTAGGAGCTTATATGTGGAACATTCGGAAGATTATAAGTAAGGGTGATTATCAATATGCCTTAGTACCAGAACATCCAAAAGCAACAAAAAATGGTTATGTTCTGATGCATAGAGTTATTGTTGAGAATAATCTGAAAAGGCTTTTGAATGACAATGAAATTGTTCATCACATAGATGGCAACAAGAAGAATAACAACATTGAAAATCTGCAAGTTATGGATTCAAAAGCTCATAACAAAATGCATGGATTGGAAAATGGAAGAATGTATGTCAAATTAAAATGTCCTAATTGTGGTAAAATATTTGATATACCTAAAAACACTTCTTTTCTTCAGAAACCATCTAAATATAAATGTACTTGTTGCAGTCCAAGGTGTAGGGGTATATTTTATAGAAAGATACAATTGAATGGACTAACACATATAATGGAGAATGCTATATCGGAAAATCTCTTAGCAGAATATAGAAGATTCTATATAGATGAAGACAATTCCGAGGAAACCACCTTATATGGATTCCGTAGAGACTATACGCATTCCACCTGCAATGGTGAAGATATAGTCCAGACTACAACAATTTAATTGGTTATAGAAATATAATGTAGTAAGCTAAGCAGTAAATGAAGGTTCGATTCCTTCTTGGGGTACAATGTTAAACAAAACAATATGAAAGACAACAAGATTAAATTTGACAATGATGCAGTAACATTACTGAAGTCTGGGGTTGATAAATTAGCTAATGCAGTCAAGTCAACACTTGGACCTTCTGGAAAGAACGTTATAATCATTAAGGAAGATGGTACACCTTCAATAACCAAAGATGGTGTTTCTGTTGCTAAAAGCATCAATCTTGAGAACAAGTTTGAAAATGCAGGAGCGCAGATTGTAAAAGAAGTTGCTGAGAAAACACTGAAGAATATTGGTGATAACACTACTACAGCAACTGTGTTGGCTCAAGCTTTGATTGACAATGGATTAAAGAAAATAAATAGATTCTCTTTGAGAAAGAAATCCAATGGAAGCAGAGCTTTGGATATGAAGAAAGGCGTTGACCTTGCTGTAAACAAAGTTGTTGAGTTGCTTAAAGCTCAGTCAAGAACTATTACAAAAGACTCACCAGAATTGTTGAATGTAGCAAGAATATCAGCAAACAATGACACAAAGGTTGCTGAGACTGTTGTTGAAGCATTCAAACATACAGGTGAAGATGGAATTATTCTTCTTGATGTTGTTGACTCTACAGAAACAGAAGTTGAGTATGTTGATGGAGTGCAAGTGCAATCTGGATTTTTAAAAGAGTGTTTTATAAGTAATCCAGAGACAAGGACTTGCACACTTGAAAATCCGTATATCTTATTTTATAATGGAAGGCTTTGTACAAAAACAATATTAGAGCCTTCCTTTTCTTTTGCTCTTTCACACAACAGACCATTTGTTGTTTTTGCAAAGAAGATATGTGGTGAAGCATTGCAGATATTGCAGTTTAACTCTTTAAAGTGTTGTGCGGTTGAGATTGATGGTGTGCATATTTTTAAGAAATATCATCTTGATGATTTGGCTGTTGTTACAGGAGGAAAGGTTTATGAAGAGAATGACATTTATCAAGAAGGTATGCTTGGTGAATGTACTGAGTTTATCTGTCATGATAATGACTCTATCATCATAGGTGGCAAAGGAGATAAGGAATTAATTGATAGACAAGCAGATTCTGTAAGAAAACTTTGCAATGATATTACTGATGATGATTTGAAGAAAGTTTATAAGAAGAGACTTGCAAGAATAAAAGGTGGAGTTGCCACTATAAAGATTGGTGGATATACTGAGATTGAGAAGAAAGAGAAATATGACAGATTTGATGATAGTGTGTGTGCCACAAGAGCTGCCTTGAAAGATGGTGTGGTTGTGGGTGGTGGAATGGCTTACATTAGATGTATTGATAAATTGAGGGATTTCATGTGCTATTTACCTTCAACTTACAAAGATGCATTTAATGTAACCATTTCTGCCATTCAAGAGCCATTCAAACAGATTGTAAGGAATTGTGGAAAAGATGAAAACAAGATTCTTAGAGAAGTTTTGAAGTATGAAGGTGACTATATTGGATATAATGGATTGACTGATTCAATAGAAAATCTTGTAAGTGAAGGAATTATAGATGCTACTGGTGCTGTAATCAATGCAATAGAAAATGCTGCTTCAATAGCTGGATTATTTTTAACCACTGAATGTATAGTTGACAATGAGCAAAGTTCACTTATATAATGATGAAGATACAACTTACTTCTGCTCTCAATGCAAATCATTGGCAATAGACAAAGTTGTAGTGCGTAATCCAATAACAAAGACTGATGATGTTATTTGGAAATGCAATAAGTGTGGATGTACTAATATTGAATCTGTAAGCAAATTTGAAGATTATCTTAAAATTTGTGATGAAGAGAATGTGGATTATATCAAAAAGAAAGTAAATAACTTTAATTTTTAAAAACATGGCTAAAAAAGATGCTAAAGTTGTGGAGATGCCAAAGGCTGAAACACAGAATCAACAGGCTAATAACCAGCCTACTTATGAACAGGTTATACAAGTTGCAAACCAGTTGTCTCAGCAGAACAAGTTGTTTAGAGATAGAAATGCAGTTCTTGAGACAGAGCTTGGCAAGTTTGCAAATAACTATCAGAGAATTGTGTTCTTGCAGGAGACAATCAAACTTTATTGTGAGAGCCAGCGTGAGTACAAAGGTTTGTTTGGAAGAACAAAGTTTATCAAATCACTTGGTTTTGGTGAAGGTGTGATTGAAGGCTACATCAAAGAGCTTGTAGAGTTGCTTGCTGAAAATAAAGAGATTCCTGCAAAGGCTAAAGAGATTCTTAAACCTAAAGCAGAAGAAAATGGAACAGCACAAGAACAATAATAATTATGATAAAGTCCTCACTGTGAATTGTCCCACAGTGTTGGACTTTTTCAATATATGGCTGAAGCTTATTCCAACCTTGAAACTTAGAGATAAGGAGTTGGAAGTTGCTTCAACCATGCTTGACTATTGGTATAGGCTTTCAAAGAAATATACTGATAAAAAAGATTTGGTTGTTATATTTAATTCTAATCAGATTAGGGATGAGATTGCTGACAAATGTGGTATAAACCAAAGAAACTTTAATGTCAATTTGACAAACTTGAAGAAAGCAGGTTTTTGCTATGATGCTGACAGTAAACAAAAAAGTACTGTCATTAATGCAAGATACATTCCAGATTTTGATGAGAATAACAAGAGTTTTTGTTTTATTTTGAATTTCAAAATAGATGAGATATTGTGAACTTGCAGATGAGGTTTCAAAAATGACTGGAGTGCCAACAACAATCTGCTCTCAGATTTGGGTTAAGACTCTTGAAGTATTGAAAAATGATTTTGCTTCTATTGAAGGAATACCGCAGACTACTAATCAAAAGAAGTTATATGAGTTTTTCAAGGGAAAGAGAATTGGCATGAGATTTGGTCCTTTCAGATTATGTATGAATACTTATGTGCTTATTAGACACGCAGGAATTGTTAATAAAATAAGGAGATTGAAAAATGCTAAACATAAAGAGAATTGAGGATATTAAACTCAAAGGTAATCAGTTGCTTGTTACAATGAACAAGTATGAAAAAGACTTCAAGACCAAAAGTGGATTGGTGGTGTATCTTAAAGGTATGATGAAATACTATCAGAAGGTTGTTGCTGTTGGTCCTGTAATCCAGAGACTTGGTGAGATTAATGTAGGAGATACTGTTATTTTTAATAGTAATGCTTTTGCAAAGATTGCTCATTCTTGGGAAGAAGAGGAGATGAAACAGCAGAATAAAGACCTTGGCAATGACAAAGTAACAAATGTAAATGCTGTAAAAGACAAGATGTCAATGATTTACATGTTTGATGAGATTGTTATTGGTGGTGAGACTTATGCACTTATGTATGATAGTGACATCAAGTGTGTTATTTTAAATCCAGAGGAATACGAGTATGCACCTGATTGAAGTCATAGATTATAAAGTAGAGCCATCTGAAGAGTTGTTCTTAATCAAATCTTTTAGGGATTTGTATAATTCTGACAAATCTGAAGATAAATGGCAATTCTTTCAGATGCTCTCTTATGTCTATTATATGGCAGACCCACGTTCTTCATTGTCTTATATTACAAATGATGAAGAAAGAAAGGCTTATATATTTGAGCAAGAAGGAATAAAAAAACTAAACTTAAAAGTTGCGGAAAAACTTATTGAAGAGTATAAGAAACATGTTGTTACTTCTTCTTATTTGCTTCTTCAAGATACAAAACTTGCTGTTGACAAGGTAAGGGAGTTTTTAAGAGATGTTGATTTAAAAGAAGTTGATGACAGAGGAAAACCAATATACACTATCAACTCAATAACTGCTGCAATAAAGCAATGTTCTGAATTGACTAAAACATTGTCTGAGCTTGAGAAAACTATAACTAAGGAGATTGATGAGAACACTTCTGTTAGAGGTGGTAGTGATTATAATAATGAATTTGAAGAAGGTGATGACTGATATTATTATTGAAGCGAATGATTTTAATACACAGATAACAAAAGAGCTTTTCAATTCTCTTAATCAAGAGGTTAGAGAAGAGCTTATGGAGTTTGTGTCATCTATTGATTTTATTCAAAAAATCATTTCTCCAAATATTAAAAGAGCCAAAGACTTACCAAAAGATGAAAGTGGAAGGATTATAATAGATGTAACAGAACCACATAGGCTGGAGGATATGGATTATTTCAGACCTTCAGCTTTACACTTTATAAAGACTGGAAGATATACTGACTACAAGCCTTCTAAAGTGCCTAATTCTCCTTTTAGAAAATGGATTTCTGAAGAAAGAAGAAGATGCTATGAAGGTTATGTAAGAGAGTCTGATGGTGAGTGGATAACAGGAGACTATTATTTCTTCTTGAATTATTGCCCAATGATGTCACAGATGAAAGATGATAAAGCTGGAATATCTGTAATGAAAATGGCTTTTCCACTTGTCATGGATGGGCAATATTATTTCAGTCATTATATATGGCAAGCAAGATTGCATAATAATAATGCTGTTTGTTTGGCAAGTCGTGGTAGAGGAAAATCTGCTTTTACTGGAGCTATGCTTACAAAGAGAGCTGAATTAGGAGAAACTTCAGAAGCAAGAAAATTCTGTTCTTCAATGGTTGTTGCTTCTGCCACTAAATATCTTGATGGTGCTGAGACAATTATTGGTAGGTTTACTAAATATCTTGACCATGTTGCAAAAAATACAAAATGGCCGAGAAGGAGAATTAGAAATACTACAAACAATCTTAGATGGGAGATTGGGTACATGAACAATGATGGCACTAAAGGTGGTGTGCAGAACACTGTTGTTGGTGTTACTGTTGGTGATGACCCTGGTAAAATTCGTGGTTCAAGAGCATCATTGTTTGTTATTGAGGAGTTTGGCTCTTTTGGAAAACTTAAAGAGCTTTATGAAAACCTTATTCCTTCAGTGAAAAATGGTAATGATGCTTATGGACAAATGGTATGTGTTGGTTGTTGTTGTGCAGGTACAAAGATTTTTGATAAAGATGGGAATCTTATTAATATAGAAGATATTAATGATTCTATAATAGGATTTAATGGAAACAATGCATCAATAGAAGATGTAACTTATATACAACCAGAAGCTTATAAAGAATGTGTTGAAATAATAACAACAAATGGAAATATAAGATGCAGCATAGACCATCCTTTGTTAAAATTAAACAAAGACCTTTTTACACATAGTAAAGGAACTTGTTCTTTTTATCGTGCAAATGAATTGAAGATTGGTGATATTTTATTAATGCATGGTAATGATATTTTTGGAAAAGAGCATGAAGATAATGCATATTTATTAGGTGCTTTATTTGGTGACGGAAATTATTCTGAAAAATCGAATATAACTTTAAGTATAACAACTGAAGAAGAATATGATTTTTATAATTCATATTACAAAATAGGAATAAGTAAACTTAGAAATACTTTTAATGGAGGAATGTATGCACAAATATATTTCAAGAAAGAATTATATTCTCTTTTAAAGAAATATGAAATGTCTGGTAAGGCATTTGAAAATAAATGTTTACCAAATAATATTTGGCAATGGGATAAAGATTCAATAGCTGATTTTCTTGCAGGATATTTTGATGCTGATGGTAATGTTCAGATTATCAAAAATAAACATAGAAGTATTAAATTGAGTTGTAAATACAAAAACATTCTTGAACAAATTCAATATTTATTGCAGAAGTTTAATATTTATTCATACATTTTAAAAGAAGATAAGCCTGGAAGATTGCTGCATAGTGTTGTTAACAATAAAGATTATGAAATAAAACCAACTGTTTCTTATGTTCTTTATATATGCAATGGTAGCGATGTAATAAGATTTAGAGAAAACATTCATTTGAAAATAAATTATAAGAGAGAAAGACTTGAGTCTTATGTATTACAGAAAGAAAGAAACAGATACAATAAATTGGATTTTGAATATAGAGAGAAGAATGGCAAGGGTAAATATTTTATAAACAAATCTTTATATGATTTAAAAGGAACCAAAATTCTTGATATTAAAAATATAGGAGTGCAAAGAATTTATAACCTTACTGCAAATACAACTCATACATATTTATCCAATGGTTTTATTTCTTCAAATACCGCTGGGGACAAAGACTCAGATTTTGAAGGTGCTAAAGAATTGTTTTACAATCCAATAGGACATGATATTGAGCCTTTGAGAAATGTTTGGGATAAAGCTGCTTCTGGAAGAAATACTATTGCTTTCTTTTATCCTGCATATTTAAACACAAAAGAATATTATGATAAAGATGGAAATTCTGATGTGTTAGGTGCTTTGATTTTTTATTTAAAAGAAAGACATAAAAAGAAATATAACTCAGATGACCCAATGACTCTTGTGAAGTATTGCGCTGAAAATCCTATTACTCCAGAAGAGTCAATGATGAAAACAGCAAGAAGTTATTTTCCTGTAGCTGAATTAAATGAAAGAATAAAGCAGTTGGAGAATGATAGCAGTGCTTTTGATGAAGTTGAAGTTGGTGAGTTGTTTTTTAAAGATGATGGCACTGTTGATTTCAAACATACAAGAGAATTACCTATAAGATTTTTTCCGCATAATGACAACAAAATTAGAGGTGCTGTTGAGATATTTACTAGACCTGTAAAAGATGAGACAACGAGAAAACCTGTGCCTGGAAGATATATAGCTTCTTGCATACCAGAAGGAGAAAAAATATTAACAAGTAATGGTATAAAAAATATTGAAGATGTTTTATTAAATGACAAACTTTATTCAATTAATGGTGATTTAGTTGAAATAAGAAATCATTTTAAAAGATATGTAGAAAATGAAAAATTAATGCATATTCAATTGTTTGATATAATAGATGAATATAAATTAACGTGGAATCATCCAATTTATTGTGCAACACAAAAGAAACATTATCATCAATCAAAATATGCTCAAAAGAATAATTTGTCTTATGTTTATAGAACATACAATTTCAATTTTCTTAGAGCAGAAGATATAAAAGAAGGAATGTTTGTTAAAGTGCCTAATATTTATAAAGGAGAAGGCACTATTCCATATTATTTATGGAATGATGATAATGTTAGAATTGATAGAACAATTGAAAACCCATTAGATAAAAAGGATTTTTGGTGGTTGGTTGGATTAATTATTGGTGATGGTTGGGCTAATACTGATAGATGTAGTATAAATTGTTGTTTCAATTCAAATGAAAAAGAATATATAGACAAATACAAAAGAATAGTTTCAAGTATATTTGGAAGAAGTGTTGTATGTGTTAAGAAGGAAGAAGAAAATAAAAAATGTGTTGAATATTCTTTTTGCAATAAACAATTTAATGAGTTTTTTAAATATAATTTTGGAGTTGGTGCAGAAAATAAAAATCTGCCAGAATGGGTTAAGTTTTTACCAAATGATTTAAAAGTAGAATTATTAATGGGTTATTTGGCTTCTGATGGTTATGTCAGCAAAAATGGAATTGAATATGTTAGTATTAGCAAGAAGCTGTTAAAAGATTTTCAAGATATTTTATTTTCTATAGGCATAATATCTTCATTAACAAAATTAAGAAATGCAAAGATTCATACATTTAATTATAAAGGCAAAATATATACAAGCAAAACAAAAGAGACGTACCATTTGAGAATACATGGTAAATATGCTTACAAATTCTTAAATAAATCTTATTTAGATTATAAATTAAAAAATCTTGAAATTAAGGAATTAGAAAATCACGAAATAATAAGAGTGTTTTTTGAAGATAATTCTGAAAGATTTATTTATTTCAAGGTAAGAAAAGTTGATTGTTCTACTTATACTGGAGTAGTATATAATTTTCATTGTGATACTTCAACATATATGTATGGGTGTTTACCAACGCATAATTGTGACCCAATAGATAAAGATAGTGCAGATACAATGTCATTGTCATCAACCTTTGTATTTGATTTATATACAGATACAATTGTTGCTGAATATACAGGTAGAAGGGATTTGGCTGTTGAAAATTATGAAATAACAAGAATGTTATGTCACTATTATAATGCTCAGTGTTATTTTGAGAATAACCTTCTAGGATTCAAGAGTTATATGCAGACAAAAGGTGATTTGATAAAATATGTAGCACTAACACCAAACAACTTGAAAACACAAGGCATTGCTCCAAGAGAATCTGTTGCTACTGGAAATTATGGAATCAGAACAACATTGCCTGTTATTGACCAAATGAATCTTCTTATAAGAGACTGGATTACAGATGAAGTACCTGCTGAAGATGATAATGGTAATGAAATTAAAGTCAAGAACTTATATCTTGTAAAGAATATTGCTTTGTTGAAAGAGCTTGTACTTTATAATGACAAAGGCAACTTTGATAGGGTAAGAAGTTTTGGATTGCTTATGATAGGCAGAGATGAATGTCTTATGAGGTCTGGAGGTATTGTTGGAGAAAAGCCAAAATACGATAATTGCAAAGAAGATAAATTCATAAAGCAGTGTATATCAGGCGGAAATAGAAAATACAAGGATAATGTGAATTATGAGTTTACTCCTATGACAAGAAATGAAATTAATAGCTTGTTAAATAAAGATACAAAAATGAAGATGTATAAAATGGTTTAGTTTATATTTGTTGATAAATTGGTTGTAATATGGAAGATAACAAGGTTATATCAGATTTCCCTTCTCAGATGATTTCTGACAAAAAGAAGTCAAAGAAATGGAGACAACAGATTCTTGATTGGTGTGACACAAGATTCTCTTATGACAATACATATATTCGTTCTTCAGTTGAACATAAAAAGATAAACTATGACCTTTTGAATGGTGAGCTGCATATTGATGATATGCAATTGGTGCTTAACCCTGAAGGTTTGGATATGTCTTTTATTCCAGACAATCTGCAACATTATCCTATAATGAATGCAGCACTTGGAGTTTTGGGTGGTGAGGAGCTTGCAAGAGTTGTTGATTACAGAGTTGTTGTAACAAATCCTTTGGCTATATCTGAAATTGAGCAGCAGAAAACAGAAGAAATTAAACAAAAGATTCAAGAGATTGCTGAAAATCAAGAAATTAGTGATGAGGAAGCACAACAGCAAGCTGGAGATTTAGAGCAATATTACAACTATGAGTGGCAGGATTTTAGAGAAGTAAGAGCCAACGCATTGCTGAATCACTATTGGAAAGAGCAAAACTTTCCTATCATTTTTCAAAGCGGATTTAAAGATGTGTATGCAGTAGCAGAAGAAGCTTATAGATGCTGCATCAGAGGTGGTGAGCCTATCATTGAAAGACTTGACCCAATGAAACTTAGAATAATAAAATCTGGTTCTTCTTCAAGAATAGAAGATGCTGATATTATTGTTTATGAGGATTATTGGAGTCCTGGCAAGATTATAGATGCTTTTTCTGATGGTAGTGATGACGGACTGACTGAAGAGGATATAAGAAAGATTCAGAAATATAGTAGAGGTACACAGACTACTCCTGTTGATGCAATGGGTAATGTTGACAGAACACAGACTCCAGAAATGAATTTCTATACTGCTGATGATTTCTTTAGTGATGATACTTTGGCAAGAGAAAGGGCTTTGTCTCCTTATGATAATGATGGTAATATCAAAGTTCTTGAATGCTATTGGAAATCATTGAGAAAAATCAAACAAGTCAAGTCTTATAATCTTGAGACAGGACAGGAGGAATATAATTTTTACACTGAAGATTATGTTATTGATGAAGATAGAGGAGAGGAGGAAACAATATTCTGGGTTAATGAAGCTTGGCATGGAGTGAAGATTGGTAGTGATATTTATGTAAAGATGGGTCCATGTGAGATTCAATATTCAAGAATGAGTAATCCTTCAGTTTGTCATTTTGGAATTATTGGCACAATATATAACACTACTGATGAGCAGCCATATAGCTTGGTTGATATGATGAAGCCTTATAACTATCTGTATGATGTTTTGAAAGACAGATTGAACAAGATTACAAGTCATAATATGGGTAAGCTTGTAAGACTTGATTTAGCATATAAGCCAGACAATTATGATGTTGCTGAGATTATTACAATGGCTAAACAAAGTGGTGTGTGGTTACAGGATTCATTCAATGAAGCATCAAAGGGTAATCATCAAGGTATTATGGCTGGAACAATGAACAGCAATACCAATGGTGTTATTGATGCTGAAATGGGTAATTCAATTCAGTTCTTGAATAACTATCTTGATTATATCAAGAATGAGATGCAGTCAGCCATTGGTATTACTCCACAAAGATTAGGTGAAGTGCAAAATAGAGAAACTGTAGGTGGTGTTGAAAGAGCCACATTGCAATCTTCACATTCAACAGAGTATTGGTTTGCGCAACATGAAGATACAATTAAAAGAACACTTGAATGCTTTATTGAGACAGCAAAAGTTGCTATTAAAGGTAAATCATTGAAATTTCAATATATATTGCCTGGATACTCAACAAATATTGCAGAGATTGATGGTGATATGTTTGCAGAATGTGATTATGGTTTGGTTTGTGAATCTTCAAGAAAGGTTATGGCACTTGAACAATCTATTGATATGATGGTTCAAGCAGGAATGCAAAATGGGTTGATTAAGTTCAGTGATGCTTTGAAACTTAAATCTTCAATGTCTATTTCTGACAAGTTCAAGATTATTGAGAGAAGTGAGATGCAACAGCAACAGATGGCACAACAACAGGCACAACAGCAGCAACAGCTTGAACAACAGAAGATGCAGGCTGAACAAGAAGCCAAGATGCAAGAGTTACAAATGAAAGATATGTTGAATAAACGTGATAATGACACCAAAGTGCTTGTAAGTCAGATAAATAGTGAGGCCGAAAGGGCAAGATTGGCTTTGATGAATAGAGATTATGATGAGAATGGTGTTAGAGACTCAGAAGAAAATCAAAAAGAATATGAGTTTAGAGAAAAAGAAATGAAGTTTAAGCAAGAACTTGAAAAACAGAAACTTGAGTTTGAGAAACAAAAACATAGTGATGATGTAAGACTAAAAGAAAAACAGATTGCTAAACAATCTCAGAAGTCAACAACTAAAAAGTGATTGAGTTATGAATGCAAATGTTTCAAGAGGTCTTTTTGACAGGAGAGTAAAGCTTGTTGAAGAGAAATTAAAACATATGGATACTGGCGTTGATAAAGCCATGTTAAATAAACTTGAAGAAGAGAATAAATATTATGTTGACCAAATAGTTAATAATATCAATAGTGGAATTATAAGTTTTGATTCTATCAATCAACAGATTGCTGATGCTTTAGCTGCTGCTGAAGATTATACAGATAATGCAATATCCGAAATTCCAACGCCTATACCTTATAGTGATGAGGAAATAAGAAAAATGATTATAAACTTTGTTTCTGGGTATAACAATTTTGCTGCTAACACTTTAAGGTTTAATAATGTTTTTGATACTGATGGTGAGTTTACTGGTAAGATTAGACCAACATCAATAGAAACTGCCGCCTTGTTTGTTGGTACAAGAAGTCAGCAATTGGCTTTAAATAAGATTGAGTTTAGAGTATTGCCTTATAGTAGTGGGACTGGAGTACTTGAAATAATAAGTTCAAAGCATTCAAAATATCATATTGATGGTAATTATATAAAAGATAATAATAATACAACTATAGAACAAAAAGGTATTGCAGGTTTTTTGTTTCATTATGGATTTGGTACTGATACACAACCAAAAGTTTATGTTGTATATGAAAATGCATTACAATTAACTGAAACTGATAATACTCAAGGATTTTATATTTATGCTCAACTGAAAGCAACAAAGACAGAATATAAACAAGTTACAATAACTGATGCTGCTAAATTCGAACAAAAATACATGTCATTATGGATTAATAGTTTAGGATATAAAAGAGTATTATTAACCGAATATGACCCTGATAGAGTTTATTATCAAAAAAATCCTGCTTATGTTCCTGATGGAATAGGTAGTGGTGCTACTAATGAATATATTTCAATTGGAAAATTATCCGAGGACACTTTTAAAGAAAAAAATTTGGATGAATTATATTATCTAAGTGGAACTACTTATACAAAAGCAAAACCAGTATATAGTTCATCTACAACCTATTATGAAAAACAAGAAGAAACAAATGTAAATAATACAGCAACATCTGAAAGCGCAGCAGAAACTGGTGCAGGAGGTTCATCTGCTGCTGATTTTATTGCAACAATAATACCAAGTCAAGAACAAATTGGATTAAATGATAAATTGGAATCTGATGGTGTTCTTACTATAAAACTTGGCTATATAAGTATAGCCACAAATACTCCAAGACAAAGCGGTGGAAGCTACTATAAACAACGTAAGGTTGATATGACTTATGGTTCTACTACTATTGATGGCAGATTAATTACTACTGGTAGAATTGAAGGAAATAATGTGGCAGTTGATTTGGATACTGGGGAGATAACTGGAAATATTAAATTTCAATTAGGACAAGGGCAGACTGCTGATGCATTATCTTTTATAAATAATTCTATTAATACAGGAATAAGTAATATTCAAATCGGCGGAAGAAACCTAATGCCGAACACAGAAACAAGGCATTTCAATTTATATAGAGAGGCAACAGCCACTTTCACCGACAATCAAAACGTTTCGGAGTGGAACGCTACAAACGCCATACGAGCCACGGGTTCAAAGGGTACGTACTATATATACGGAACATATCAAAAGAGTGAACACTGGACAGCCAAATCGTATGTCGTATCAATCTATGTCAAGAACTTGGGACAATCCAAGGTTGTCATTGTGCAGAACGGATCTTCAGCAAAAAAATGCGTTTGGCAAGCTGGTGAAGAAGGCCGAAAGTATTTTGTGGTTGACGGAAGCGCACATACTGGCGCAAATATTGGTTTCAATTTTGTTGACGAGGACAGCTTGTCAAGCTACTCGTTCGACTTCATATATTGGCATCCGAAAGTAGAGGAAGGCAATACACCAACCGATTGGTCTCCAGCTCCTGAGGACACCGAGGCGGAACTGAACGCATTGCAATCAGACTTGCAAAACCAAATCGACCAGAAGATTGAAACTTTTGCGCAATCAACTGACCCATCAGTATTATGGGCTACATCTACAGAAAAAGATAGACATGTTGGAGATTTGTGGCAATATACTGGAAGTACAACTCAAGATGAAAGTCTTATACACAATAATACTTATAAATATACCAAGCAAAATAGTACTACATATATATGGAATTCATTTTCTGCCACAAATGAATTATTTGATGCGATAGATGGTAAAACAACTATTTATTATAACTCTACAGAGCAAGGTTATGTGCCTACTGGTGTGCAGGATGGTGATTATTTATTAATTAGTGAAGGAGCTAATCAAGGTAAGTCATTTCGTTGGAAAGCATCTCCATCACCAGGTTCTTGGATTTCTGTACAAGATTATCAAGATGCTATTTCAAAAATAGCAATTGGCGGAAGGAACTTACTGCTAAATAGTTACATAGCAGCATCAATACGTGGTGATTCCACTGCGTTGATACCAGCACAAACTGCTTGGGCTAAAACCTTTGTATCTACAACTAATGTTGCCCTAATGTTTGGAGTGGGAGAGACGTACACAATATCGTTTGACTATGAGATAACGGCTATTCAAAGCGGACAAACCTTGTCAAACAAGTGGCTTGGGTTCGGCTTATATTCGTTAACTGACGGTTGGATTGCGCAGTTGTGGGACACTCAAGGTCTTGACACAGTTGGAGCAAAGGCACATTTCAGCAAAACGTTCACAATGCCTGCGACGTTGGCTTCCGACACTGTGATGAACATATACACACAACGATACGGCAACGCGACGAATCAGACCGTCATATTCAGCAATCTAAAGATAGAAAGAGGGAACAAAGCTACAGATTGGACTCCAGCTCCAGAAGATACTCAGGCGGATATACTCGCAGAGCGTGTAAGGCTCAATAATATTGACAGCAACTTGGTTTTCTCAATTGCTGAAAAGCAATCATTTAGACCAACATGGTTTGCAATTTCTGATGTTGATGATACAACTACAAATGCAACATATATTGTTGCAAGAGATGAATATGCAAATGGTTCATTATATCAACATTATAATCTTAAAAAAGCAGAAAATGCAACAACATTAAAAACGGCTTTGAAAAACGCATTTGATGATTTAAAAGACTATCTTAACACCTGTGGTTTATATACTAATAGTGATTATAAAAATGAACAAAACCCTTTTAGTCAAAGTAATCTTCGTGAACTTCTTGCGGCTTATTATACGGCAGAATATAACTTGGAAAATTATGCAGACCATGTAGATAATCTTGTGGCTACGTGTGAAACAGCTTCAAACAATAATCCCAAAGTTGTTGTATGTCCTGAGTTGCAACAAGATATGTTAACTGACCCGTTAATGAAGATGAAAATCAAGTTTGCGAATGACCAAAAGGTAACAGTAGCTCCATATTTTGTTTTTAAAAATACATCTGGGGGTAGTAATATAAGAGCAAATGGTGCAGAAGTAGATAATACTTACATTTATTATCATGGTTCAAGTCATGGCGTTAGTGCTGATGGATTATACTGGATTGCTGATATGGAGGTTGAATTTGCTTATAAGGCTGTTGAAAGCGTTTATACTTCAAGTGGAAATAAAACTGCGTTAGTTGTAAAGATGACTGATGAAGGACAATTCACAACCATAATGTCGTTCAGCAAGGCATTGCAAGGCGAGACAACAGTCGCGGGAGGCTTGATTCTTACAGAAATAATTAGAGCTGGTAGCGGAAGTCTGCAAGCAGGAATGAATGGAACAGATGCATCAAGAGTTGCTTTTTGGGCTGGAGGAGATGTTGGTTATGGTGAGAATTTTGGACTACCTGTTGTTATTATGAGAGATGGAGATGCACAACTTGGATTACTTCGTTTTTCACATGATGGAGGAATTTCTATGCCTGATTCAACTGGTTTCTCACGATTAAATATTACAGCAGAACCACTTGGAGAACCTGCTGGTTCAGATTCTGTTGAAAAGAGTCCTAATGGTGCAGCAAATTATCCTTCTACTGGTTATACTGATATGGGAACATTTAGTACATCTGCTCAACAATCACAAATTTGGGATTTTAAAAACTGGTTGAAAACTGGTGTTAGTAGTTCTCATAATGGAATGATAGTGAGAATTAAATCAGGAAGTACGTTTACATTAGGATTAACTGATGCTGTATCAGGTGGCAGGGTGACAGTTTATATTCAAGCAGGTAGCAATAAAAAAGAAATTGTCATTGTTAATGCAGTACAAAGCGGTTCAGTTTCTGTAACAATACCAAATGATATTGATTGCATTTATCGTAGTTCAAGTAATAATGGTTCAATATCAATTGGATTTAAAATAGATAATGATGCCTCTCGCGGATTAAGTGTAAGTAGTGGTATAATGTATCAGTGGTATCATGACGCTGCACAAGCGAACACTAATATTGCAAGTGATGGTATGATGGTCCAAGTCAACACAACCAATTTGTTCATGGCCAAGCAGACGGCGACGGGTGTGCTGACCACCACCATTAAAGGAGAGAGCGATTTGCCGGGGATTCTATGGGGCGGTGTTGTGGCTAGCAACGGAACACCAACCAAAAAATGTGGTAACACAAACGTCTCCTTGGCGGCTGCAAGTTCCAATCCTCACCCCACGGTGGGTGTGTACAACCTCACCCTATCGGGAGTGGACAAGGACCCGATTGCCATTGCTACGGTGAACAGCACAAGTTCAAGCGGATGGACGGCGAAAATACACACTAACAACAAAACAACCATCTCGGTTCGAGTGTACAGCGACAATACAGCGGCGGATAGTAACTTTAATTTATTAATTATTGGTACGAATTAAAAATAATATTATATGTTGTACAACATTTAAATATAAATATGGTATGAAAAGATTTGTTTTAATGCTTGCTATTGTGGGCGTAGCGTTCACAGCATGCGACAAGAAGGAAGAGCCTTATCGGTTCAGAGGTACGGAGACTATTTACTTGAACGGAGTAGAGCAGCCAAAATTCAAGAGTACAATGACGCAGTATACGATTGCGGAGATAGTGAGGCATCCCAAAACAACGATTTTGTACACATCCGAATGCGGAGGGGCTGAACTTGATTTCTATCGGCTGTTTGCCAAAGAATGGCGAGACACCATCAATAACCGATTGCTGATGCAAGCTTCGGACATATTAACCAATGATGGTGAGTTGGTTTACGGCTTTATTTCAGCCTATGATGTCCATCTGCAATTATTGGATGGTGACAATCTTCGGCGAGTAGGAGACACTTGTGGCTACATTCCGCAGAGTGTGATTGACAGCGCGAGGGTGCAAATCGAAGAGTTATACACCCAAGAGAGATATGACGAGATATATGAGCTGTTCCACAACGCCTTCACATTTTATCCATGCACGGGCGATGAGTATAAGCAATTAGTGCTGCAAGGCGTGCAAGGCAGAATGGCACAAGCAACTCTGCAAGCGTGGATGGAGTTCAAGGCTACAGGCAGTAGCTACACCTACAATGATTGGTATTCAAACATATGGAAACAAAGCGAGGAGTACGAGCAGATAAGGGCCGAGATTCGAAATTAACCTATAGGTTAACAAAGCAAATTCCCATGACACACAGCACGATGTTATTTGCGGAGAAAATCCGCCGTAAAAAAGTTACTGCCAATTTTTGACAGTAACTTTTGTATTTTACGTATTGCATATATCAGTTTCATGTTTTTTATTTGTAACATATTAAACTACTGTGTTAGAGATATATGACAAAGTTTGAGTTACTATCGGTGAACAAAGAGTTGCTTAAAACCATGGATAAAAATGGTATTAAGCCACAACACCACAAACATATCAAACTCTTTGAAGAATATAAAAAAATGGCTTCTTCTGGAGAGAAGATAACATATATAGTAACCTTATTGTCAAGTGTTTACAATATCAGCGAAAGAGCCATCTACAGACTCATAGAGTTATTTGATTCTACTGCCATTTTCTGACAGTGGAATAAGCCTTGAAAATTTTCTCATAATTTTTATTGCTGTCATCTTTGTCACGCTATGCATGGCAAAAATGAATGTTTAATTTTTAATTTTTAAAACTATGGATGACAGTAAAGTTTTTATGTTCCCTGAAAAAGGGAGTAATGGGATTGATGCCACTACAGCCTTACTTCTTGGTAATGGTGGAGGGTTTGGCAATGGCTTCAATAATCCTTTTTGGATGATGTTCATGTGGCCGTTGATGTACCCATTTATGAACATGTTTGGTGGCTGGGGCAATGGTGGCTTTGGCGGTAACAATGGTGGTGCTGGTTATATTGCTAATCAGCTCAACAATGATGCTGGCAGAGAGCTTATTGTTCAGGCAATCAATGGTAGAGCAGATGCTCTTGCTCAACTTGCACAACTTACACATAGTGATGTTAGCAATGTAAGAGATGCTATTGGCATTGTTAACACTAAACTTGCTGAGGTTGGTTCACAGGTAGGCATGAGTGGTCTGCAAGTAATTAACGCAGTGCAGTCTGGTAATGCTTCTTTAGCTTCACAACTTGCATCTTGCTGCTGTGAAAACAGATTAGCTACTTGTCAACAAACCAACACATTGAGTTCACAAGCAGCTTCTAACTTTGCAGCTACTCAGTTGCAGTTAGCACAGAATGAAGCAGCTGACCAATTGAGTGTATGCAGACAGACAAACGAAATCCTTAATGCAATTGAAGGTTCTAAAACTTTGATTACTAAAGAATTTTGTGAGTTGAAAGAAAGAGAGTTGCAGAATAAGATTGATTCTTTGACTGCTGACAATGCTCTTTTGAGAAGCAATGCAAACAACATGATTCAAACACAGCAGTTTGCATCAATGCTTGCACCTATCAATGCTGAGCTTGCTGCAATAAAAGCCGCACAACCATCTACTATCACTTTGCCTAACTCACAGTATGCAGTTGTACCTTCTTGGTATGCAAATGGTAGTGTTGATTTTGTAGCTTCTTATTGGGCTAACAGATTGAGTGGAGCTACTGGTGGTACTACTACTACAACAACTCCTACAAGTACTAACTCTTAATTTTATTAACTATGTTTTCAAGTTTAAGTCAAAACAGCATATTGTATGTTTGGGATTTCAAGAATAGTCCTAAAATACTGAGTGGTCCAATAGAAAGAGTTTCTATTCCTCGACCAAAATATACTACGTTTAATCCAACTATGGAGATGTTGGTTGATATTACAGCAACTATTAATGGAGAGCGAAGAGAGTTTAAAGATGTTCCAAATACTTCAGTTGCTGATTTTGGGGATAATGCCTTTGTTCTCGCGGAGAATAAAGAAACATTAAACTCATATATCAACGCTAAATATCAAAATGCTAAAGCAATGATTGAGAATGCAAAGAAGCAGGAAGCAATGCTGAAGATGTATGAAGATTCATTGGAAGAATTAAATCCTTCAATCAAAGCAGACAAGGAAAAAGACAAAGTTATTTCAGATTTGAAAGATGAAATGAAAGAACTCAAAGATATGATTGCTGCTTTGACTAAACGAGAAAACTCTAAAACTTAAAGCTATGACTATGATAGAGTTTAAATCCAAGAAGCACAAAGACCATCTTCTCAAGAAAACTAAGAAGATGAAAGAGTATGTTGATGATATACTTGATTGTCTTGAAAATAGTGAGTATGAGTATGATGACTATGATTATGATGAGCGCAGATACAAAGATGATGAGGAACATGAGATGCGCAGCAGATATAATTATAGGAGAATGCGTTAATTGAATGTGTAGCCCATTAATTTGGGCTGCACTTCTTTTTATTAATCTTTAAAACTTATTGATATGCAAAGAGTTAATATGACACAATATGATGAATATCCTAAAGATATGCTTAATTATCTAAAGAATTATGGACCACACTTTAATAAGAAACTTTGTGAGTTTGCTGTCAAACAAATGACAAAAATGGTTGATGGTAAAGAGGTTGGTGTAGTACCAATGTCTAAGGAACAAGTAAGTGATATATTAAAGAAACATAATGTTCATGTTTATAATAATGTTCTTTCAGATTTTGTATTTGCCTATCAAATGGGCGAAAGTGATTTTCTTGGTTCTTCAATTCCAGATGAAAAGCATTTAGCTTTATATGTGAAAGATGTTATTGATGATATTGATGCTCCAGATGGAATAATTTTTACAAGATGGTATGCAAGCATGTGTTTTATGGGGATTCCAATAGAATGGCAGGAGATGTTATAAGACAGGATATTGACATTGATGGCTATTGGAAACTGATAGTTGCCTATAATGTTTATCTTGGAAAGCCAGACAGAGGATTTACTCATACTGATTTCAATAAAAGAATAAGCATTATAGGCATATCAGATTATTCTTCTATAGGAGAATTGTTAGACACAGTAACACATGAAGTAAAACATTTGGTATCACACATTTGCAGATATTATAATATCAATGAAGATAGTGAGGATGCTGCTTACTTAACTGGATATGTGATAAAGAATATGTATAAAGTATTTAAAAGATATTTGTGTTAGACTCTTATAGAATCATTATTGTCTTTCTTCATGTTTTCATATCTAATTAAAACTTTCGTTCTATCAGTTATTTTCCCTCTATAAAAGTAAAGCGGATTTAATAGATATACTGACATTTTTATTTAATTAAAGTTATAAAAACTTATAACTATTTACCTAATAGCTTTTAGTAAAATTACACTCGTAGCTTTTAGTAAGATTACACTTATTTTCCGACTTGCAAAAGTGAATAAAATATTAAAAATCAAAAATTTAAAATTTTGTTTACATATATGTATAAGAAGCCTTCCTTGCTTGCGTTTTTAAAATAGTTATGCTACCAGCGTAATACTTTATGCTACCTACGTAGTATAACATATTATGTACGTAGCATAGGATTTTTGATAAACTATTGATTACAAATTAAATATTGATTTGTTCTTTATATATATACTTTTGCTATTATATTTTTCTTTTTACAAACTATTTAAGAAATCAATACACAATATTTTTAATTGTTTCATAAAGATATATTTGTCATGTTATGAAGAAGGCGTTAATATATATTATCATTGGATTGTCTGTGATTCTGTTTCTGTTAGCAAACAGTTACAAGAATCTAATGGATAGTTATATGCAGTCAACAAATAATAACAAGGCTTATGAAAGATTGTTGGATTCCACCAAGAACAATTGTGTTCAGTTTCAATTCACTATAAAAGAATTGGAAAACTCTAAAGATTCAATCTTTGCTGAAATGAATAAAGTAAGAGAAGAGTTGAAAATCAAGGATAAAAACTTGAAACAAGTACAATACATAAATACAGTAACAAAGGTTACTGACTCTATTTATGTGAAAGACACAATCTTTAGAGATTATTTTAATCTTGATACTTGCATCTTTGATGACTGGCATAAGACTAACATAATCCTTGCATTCCCATCTAAAATTGAAGTAAAGAGTTCTTTTAAGAATGAAACATACGTAACTACATCTTTGAAGAAGGAAACAATTAAACCTGCTTCAAAGATTTTTTTTGTGAGGTGGTTTCAACGCAAGCAAAAAATTGTTGAAGTAAATGTCATTCAGAAGAATCCTTATACTGAGAATGTTGAACAGAGATTTATAGAGGTTGTAAAATGAGAGAGTATATAATTGCTGGAATTGGAATACTTGGTACTATAGTTAGTGCATCTGTGGCTCATCTGCTTACTAAAAGAAAATATTCAGCAGATGTTGACAAGATTATCTTAGAGAATATTGACAAGGCATTTGCTCTTTATAAGAAAGTAACTGAGGAAACAGATAAAAAGGTTGATGAGGTTATTGATGATTACAAAACTCTTAAAAGCGAGAATGTGGCAATGAAGGAAGAATTGGACTTTTTAAAGAAACAAGTTGAGGAATTAAAAGAGATAAGTTGCACAATGAAATCATGCGATAAACGCAAAAAAGCAAAAACAGAAACAAAAGATAAATGAATTTCATTTTCATAATTGTTTAATTGTTTGACGGTCACACAGGTTATGCTTGTGTGACTTTTTTATTAATTTTTCGTTAATAGTTTTTTAATTTAAAATTTACAATTTAACAAGGATTTAAAACCTATTGATATTTGTATCAAATATTTTATACACGAAATAATTTTGTGATTGTCAAACTTAAAACAATTAGATTATGTTTAATGAAAATGGAGTATCATTTGATTGGGGAGAGTCCCCAGACAATGTGGAGCTGACTGGAAAAGACTTCTTTGGTGAAGATGAAGAGGAAGAAACAACTTCAGAAACTCAAGAAGAAGAAAATTCAGAAGGCAGTGATGAAGGTGAACAAGGTTATAGAAATGAAACAAGGTTCATTGACAATGTGAAAGAGTATTTTGATGATGAGGAAGAGTCAGATGATTCAAATGAAAAAGGAGAAGAGTCTGGCAATTCTGAAGGTCAGGATGCTGATTATTCTGATTTCCTTACATATCTAAAGGAAAATTCAATTCCTGAAATAGAAGATGAGCAAATCAAGAATTGTAAGAGCGTAGATGACTTGAGTGAGATTATTCAGTCTGTTGTAGAAAAGAGATTGGATGATGAGACAAAAGCCATTAGAGACTCTAAAAACGCAGGTGTTGACTATACTGAGTTGAACACGGCTAAAAACAATCTTGATTTTCTCAATGTAAGGAAAGATGAGATTCTTTCTGCTGAAGGTGAGGAGGCAGATACAATGAGAAGAAATCTCCTGTTATACTACTTTAATATTAAAGGATATGACAAAGATGTTGCAGAAGCAGAGGTTGAGGACATCTTTACAGATGGGAAGGAAATTGAGAAGCTTAAAAGATTCTTGCCAGAGATGGTGAGATTCAATGAAGCTAAAATCAAGGACTTCAACAAAAGAATGGAGGAGAATCTTGAAAATCAGAAGAAGCAGCAGGAAGAAGAGCTTGGAAGATTCAAGAAAGAGATTCTTGAAGAGAAAACAGCTTTTGGTGATTTGGATATAAATGCAGAGACAAAGAAGAAAATCTTTGAGTATGCTACAAAACCAACACACAAAGACCCAGATAATCCAAAGCAATTCTATACTGAACTTGACTGGCAAATCAAACAAAATCCTTTTGAGTGGAAAAAGCTAATGGCTCTTGTAGGTGTTATCACTGATGGCGGCAAGAATCTTAATAATATTGCTAAGATGATGGCTAACAAAGAAGTGAAAAAAGAATACAAGAACATTGCAAATTCACTGAAGAATGGAAACTTCAGAAATGGAAATATGAAATTAACAGCAGAGTATGACTCAAAAGGAAGAAAGAAATACAATTCTAAGGGTCAAGAACTTATTTATTAAGAAACGATGCTTAAAAAGATATATATGTTAAACCTTTTTAAAAAATTTTAGATTATGGCAAGACAACTTGGAAAATACGAGAAACTTGAGTTTAAAGAGTGGTCTGGTATTGCAAAAGACAGCATCATAAAGAATCAACTCAGAGATGTCCTGAGAACCAATCCTCAATGGGCAACAAAGGAGATGATTCAGCTTATGGCTGCAAATGGTGGTCCTTACATGCTTGAGTCATTCCTGAGTGGCTTTGGTACTAAGGAGTTTGAGAATGATGACTTCTTCTATTGGCAGATTATTGCTGATTCTATCAAGAATGTTCCCCTTGTAGAAGCAAGAGATGAGAATGGTAATCCTATTGATGTTAACAGCAACAAAATGGTAGGTGCAGGTACTGCTCCTTTCTATCTTGTTTTTGGTACACAATGGTTCTTTGAGGGTGAGACTATTGGCGGTAGATACAATGAGCAATATCCTATTCAAGTAATGGGTGAGGCAAGAGAAGAGGGTTCTAACTATGTTTATACTGTAACTCTTCAAGGTGGCAATATTGACGGTATGCCTTCTGAATTGCTGCTCCCTGGTGAGAGATTCAGCTATGACTTTGCTGCAACATCTAAATCTTTCGACAGAAAGAAAGGTGGCTTGAGATATGAGTCTCCTGTAGCTATGAGAAATGGCTTTACAAGATTGCGCTTGTATGACAAACAAGACTCTTATGCAAGCAGAAACAAATTTGTAGTTGGTTTCCCATGTGTAACTGGTGTTAAAAATGGCAAACTTCAGATTGAGGTTAAGAACAAATGGGGTGATGTCATTGACTGGAAGTTTGAGACTACTTGGAGTGAGTACAAGAACAAGATGATGGCTTATGCAAGAAGCAATGAGAATGCCAATGGTGAGTACACTAACTTTGATTCAAATGGTGAGGTACTGAAGATTGGTGCTGGCTTGTTTGAGCAATTGGAAGCTGCTGGTGTTATCAGATATAACAAATTTGATATTAAACAGCTTAGTGATTTCTTGACTCAGTTGGTAGCACACAGAGTTCCTTATGGTCAGAGAACATTTGTTATGAGAACAGGTACTGGTGGTTTCCAGCAGTTTAGTGAAGCTATCAGCAACCTTGCAAGTGGCACTGGTTGGTATAGAGGTGATAACAACCCTGCAACAATCAAGAAAGTAAACTCAGAATATCATCAAAACTCTTTGGGCTTTGGTTATCAGTTTGCTGAGTTCTATGGTCCTATGGGCATTGTTTTGAAGTGTGAGATTGACCCAATGTATGATGATGATGGCAGAAATAAGATTATGCTTGGCAATTTGCCTGCCTACTCTTACAGATATGATATCTTTGATTTGGGTGATTCTAACAATCAGAACATCTTCAAAGCTACTGTTAAAGATATGCCTGAGGAGCGTGGTTATGTTGTAGGTCCATTCTATAATCCTTACACTGGTCAGCATAACATTCAGTATGCAGCTACTGATGAGGATGGTGCTTCAAGACACATCAAAGGCACATTTGGTGTTGGTGTACTTGATGCTACAAGAACATTCTCTTATGTACCAAGCGTATTGTTCGCTGTATAAAAATATTTATTGTGGGTTGGAGCGTTATACTCCAATCCACAATATTTATTATTTTTGAAAAACAATTTAAACAAGAATGAAATGAAACAGAAAATTGAAAAAGAACCAAGTGTTCAAGAAGTGATGGAGAAACCATTGATGGAAAATATTGAAGTTAAAGAGGAGGTTAAACCTTTCAATCCTTTGTCAAAAGGCAGAGTTATTGCAAGATTTATTCTCAAGAGAAGGGGCATTGTTGATGACAAGAAAAATCCTTATTATGCTAATCGTGCGCCTAAATCAAGAGATTTATTTGTCTTACCAATGAGAGGTAATGGTACTTATGAGAGTGTTCTTTCTCCAGAAGAAGAAGCTTTTTATGAGAAAGCTTTGAGTCTTAATCCAGGTGATTTGAATGTTAATAAAGTTGACAATAACTATTGGGATTCAAATGCTAAAAACTCTTGTGCTTCAGTAACACTTGGAAAAGATGACACTTATTTTGACAAGAGCAATCCACAGGATATGATTAGACTTGCAATTCTAAGAGCTTATCCTGACGTTATTGCTTCTTCTCCTGCTGAGTTGGAGGAAAGACCAAGAGAAACCTACAGATGGGTTTTGATTGATGAAAGCGCACAATATTCTGATGGTGAGAGTATGACTGAGAAACTTATGGAATGTAATAAGATTCTTACAAAATACTATCAAGATAAATGGGTGCTTAAATATATTGTTGACAGAGTTAAGAAAGTTCCTTCTTCGCCAAGGACTGCATTGTCAGCATTGCAGAGTACTATGGGTGAGATTATGACAACCAAACTCAAAGATACTTATAAAGTAATGAGTGACAAGCAGTTATTAGTTAAAGCTAATATGGCTAAGGCAAGAGCTTTCTCAATTATAAATATTAGAAGTGGTTTAATGCTTTACAATAATATGCCACTTGCATACCCTGGGTTTGAAGCTACAGAGCAGAATGCAGCAGACTTTTTGTCTGACCAGAAGAATCAAGAGTTGTATTTGGAGATATTGAGTAAAACACCAAATGACATTTAATTATGAAAAAGACCTTTGGAGAATTTAAGAGTGATTTTGACTTGTTGTATAACAACATCAACAATGCAGCAGCTCCTGGCTTTACTGATGCTGAAATAGCGCAGATAGCACAGAGAGCCACTGAAGATGTGTGTCAAGCAGTTTATAATGGCACTCTTAAAGCCGAAGGTTTTGAAGTTACAGAAGAAGTAACGGCTTATATAAATGGACTAATCAAACAACAGGTTTTCACTGAAGAAGGTGTACAAGCTAAAAATGCAAGTGGACAACCATTGTATTACACTGATTCAACTAAAACAACTACAACAACTACAGAGACTGATTATCCTGTAATTATTGATAAGTTTGAAGAAAATCCTAAAACTGTCTTGGATATTCAAGCTGGAGATACATTTAAAGTGAGAGTATGTAAGCTGGGTGATGATAAAGAGATTTTCTGGTTCATTGTATATGAAGCTGTTAAATATAAAGATGGTGATGATTGTCTTGATGGCTCAAATGTAGGTGTCAAGCCAATCACACATGATAATCTTTATAGGATAATGCAAAATCCTTTTGTTGGAAGGACAGCAAATAGGGTTGAGAGATTATCAATTGACAATAAGGTTGAGTTATTATCATACAAGAAAGAGATTGCTGAATATCTTGTGAGATACATGGAGAAGCCTAAATTCAGGATTAGTGTTTCTTCAATCGCAGACAGTGATTTAATTCTTGAAGATATTAATGATTCGTTATATGGAATTATATTAAAACAAACTGTGAATAACGCAAAATCAATTTGGGCATCGTAAAACAAATTTATTAACGTTAAAAAATTTTAAATTATGGCAAGTATTAATCAATTTAGACAACTTTATGTTGCTACACAACTGAATGATTCTGATACTTATGTTCTTGACAAACATGTCAATTCAAAGACATTCTTTAGCAAGATAAATCTGCCGCTTTATACTGAAAGTGGTGGTTCTTATACTCTTGTTGAGGGAACATCTGTATCTATCACTGGTGCTGACGCTGATGCTAAAGCTGCTAACTTTGCTACTCAAAAGGCTGCTGCTCCTGGTGGTAAATTGTTCACAAGAACTGGTGGTAGCTCTCCTTACACTTATACTGAAGAGCCTACTTATGATGGTCATGACACATTGTATAAGTTTACAGCTTATTCAAGTGTAGCTAACACCAAATTTTATGTTAAGGATAGTGCAACAGGTGAAGACCCAGCAATTCCTAATGAGGTAGGTGAAATCTCAGTAAACAAAACAAGTGGAATTGGCAAAAATGGTGCTATTTATTTTGAGTATTGTGGTATTGATGGTAAACCGCAGAAATCTGATTTTATTGAGATTGACCAGATTGTTTCAGCAAAAGCTGTCAACTTTGACTATTTGAACAAAGACAAGCTTGTTGAAACTGCATCATTTACTGTTAATACTTCTTATTTCAATAATAAGACTGTTAATGGAGTTAACATTACATTTAACTTCAAGAACATGGGTGGTCAGTACAAGACTTCTGGTATTTTCCCATTCACTGTGTTTATTCCAAATCCTGACACAAGTGGTCCTTCAAGCAACACTATTACTGCTGCTGCTGTGAAAGGCTATATTGAGGATGCTTTGGTGAACATTGTTGATTTGTCTGGTACTCCGCTTATTGCAAGTGTTAGTGTAAGTGATAACACTATTTCAATTGTAGCTAATCCTTCTGGTGGTTACAAGCGTGGTCAAGCAAAGAAATTCTATCCTTTGTTCACTATTGGTATGAATTTCAATGAGGAGAAGTTTATGACAGAAGCTCCTACTTATTCTTATGCTGCTGACACTGTTGCAAATGGTGATGTAGCTGCTAAGATGGAAGATGACTATCTTGTAGAGAGAACAAACTCAGGTACCATTCCTACTGGTTTCCCATACAACACAAACTCTCAAGGAATGGTTGACTCAAGTGCTAACTATGCTTGCATTGATATTCATTATTACAAGAGCAATAATGATGATTTCTCAATGAAGTCCCATGGCACTGTTACCTTGCTTGTTAAGAGTGGTGCTGCTGGTTATGAGTATGATACAGCTAATGCAATTATTGGCGCAATCTTTGGCAAGCTTCATGCAAGTGGTAGTGCTGATACTCTTGGTGATGGCACAAACTCAACTTATAAGATTGTTAATATTCTTTAACAATTAGTTAAGCTTATTTTTAATTTCCTCGTTGTGAATGTATTTTTAAATATATTTACAGCGAGGATTTTTTATATACATACTACTATGAACAGAGATATAATTACAGCAGATATTGATTGGAAAGAAGATACTACTCCTTTTATTGATTTAAAGGTTGAGATTGATGATGATGATTTTTCAAGAAATATCTATATAGAAGATATTAAACTCTACAATCAAAATTCATTTGTCAATCCAACAAATGCAAGTGGTGGTATAAGTATATTCAGTGATGTATTATATGGTGATAAGAAAGTAGATAAAAAGAAAAGAATAACAGTTACTTCTGTTGATGATTTTTTCACTGCTGATAAAAATGAACAAGGAGAACCAGTTGCTGTTGAAAATCATTTCTTTAAAAATGATAATGTTTGGACTAAATATACAACACAAACTGGAGTTACACAAACATATAACTTAGGTACTTTCTATTATTCAAATGAAAGCGCAAAATATAATTTGTTAGAGTTTGAAGATATTGCTACATTTGATATAACAAAACATGACATTTTTATAGAAACCGATAAAACTAAAGTTTATGATTTCAAAGATTTACAAAATGACTCATCGTTTACACAAAATTTCAACATCAGTAATGATATTATCATTATTTCTGTTAAAATTCACCCAAACCCAAATGATAAATGTCAATCAGATTATATATTAAAAGCTGTATATAATAAGCGTTTATTGTTGCTTGAATCAATGGCTGGTGTAAGAGAAATTAATGATACTTGCACTATTCCAAGAAGATTCATTGATTTTATATTGAGACAGAAAGCTATTGATTTAGCTCAAGCAAACAATGATGTTGATTTGCTTTGTAAATACTTTAGAATGTTTAGTGGTTCTATAGGAACAAATAAGATTGAGTTTGCTCCTTGTGGTTGTTTAAGAGGTTGATTATGAATGTTTCAAATTGCAATAATCTGTCAAATAGAATAAGTGGAATGTTTAAAAACTATTTCACTTATCTTACTAAAGTTGGATATAAGAAAGATGATGCAACTTTGGTGTTGGTTGTTATTACCTTTCTGCATGATTTGCTTGAAGGTAAATATTGGGATTTGAATGAAGATGAGATATTATTGGTTAATGGTGCTTTAAGATGTTTGATTAAAGACCCTTGCCTTAATGAGTTACCTTGTATTTCTGATAATGATAATTATTATATACTATGAGCAGGTTTTGTTTAAGTCAGCAGCCATTTAAATATTTTGTAGAGACAGACCCTACTGTCCCTAAATGGGTTAAGGATATAACAGAAGATGATATAGCCAATTGGAATAATATTGTTAACAAACAAAATACATTTTCTGCTGGTAGGGCATTGACATTTAATGGAAGTACACTTAACTTTGATTATTACATTAATACAGGTGGTGTTGACTCAAACATATTGCTTACTAAAAACAATATCATAAATCTTTGTAGGACAATATTAAATGATGAAATACAATCTGAATTTGCTATTGCTATAGATAATGTTGTTACAAATGAAATACAACAATATGTTACTGGAAGAATAAGTGCATTGAATCTTAGTGATTTTGCAACAAAGACTGCACTGACTAATTTGAGTAATAGGTTTGATGTAAGAGATTCTTATTATGAAAATAAGATAGACAAGATTGGTGAGCTTTCTTCTACAAGAGAATATCTTATTACTACAGGTAATGGACTGAAGAAAACTTATGTAAATGAAGGAACATTGAATCAAGTTGCCAAACTTGACCTTGATGTAAGAAGATTGCCTGATGGATATTTGAATGAGGAAGTTAAGAAATACTTGCATCTTGAAAATGGATATAATGGATTCTATATTTTCAATGATTTGATTTATCAAGATTGGAAATATGTTCTTGATGATAATGGTGATTATATTTCTGATGGACAAGGTGGTTGGCAGAAAGAGCAATTAGACCATTATATTATTGGTATGCCTTTTACACAAAGACTTGTTCCTGCTAAGGTTGCTGTCTCTTCTCAAGCTGTTCTTGAAGAGTTGAATGACAACTATGAGATGAAACTTGTCTCTCTTGGTAGTAATATCAAGATTGTTGACTTAGCTTACTATAAACAATTATGGGGAGCAACAGGTGCTACATTTACAGAACAAGATTTTAAAGATTTAACAAGAGAATGGTATGATGTAAATTGGGATTATGATACTCCTGAGAATCAAGCCATTATGAAGATGTACACTTATAATGGTGAGAATGGAGAAAGACTTTATAGACATCAAAGAGCAATAACATTTGTTCCTTCAGAGACAAGTGATATATATGCTGCTGATGTTTATAGTGCAATATCCAATCCTACAGAGAGTCAGTTTAATAATAGAACAGAGTCATGGTACACTTATGATAGTGTTAGTGGAACTTATGTATATGTTTCTGAAAGTGCTGAGTTTGATTCAAATGAGACATATTATACCCTTGGTAGTCAGCAATCAAAATTTACTATTCCTTCGTGTGATGGTGTAGCTAAGTTTGTAGAGAGTTTGGACCTTGATTATGCAAGTGGAAAGGTTAAACTTTCTATTAAAGAAAGACCAAACACTGTTAATGAGAGAACTGTTGATATTGATGAGATTACTGTTGTTGATGATAGTGCTACAAACACAAGTAATCCTTGGAGTGGAAAGAAAGTTGATGATACAATAAAGGCTCTTGATGCCGAAGTTACTTCAAACGATGGAACTAATGTTCAGGTTAAAGTTACTGAAACTGATGGTAAGATAACAGCAGTCAATGTTACAACAGACAACACTGTTGGATTAACAACTACACAAACAATAAGTGGTAATAAAACATTTAGTGGTTCAAATTCTTTTAATGGATTAAAGACAACAAACAATATTGTATTACAAGGCAACAATGCTTATATTGTTGGCAGTTCTGATGGATTAACAAATAAAGCAATATTACAAAGAGCGCATTCTTCAAATTTGATTACATTAGGAAATTCAAGTGATACTCTTGATTTAAAAGGTAGTAGCACAAGACCTACATATAATACAAATGATTCATTGGCATTGTTATCTGATATACCAAGTATTACTGGATTACAAAGTCAGACATTAACAAGCGCAGTAACCTTTAATGGAAATGAATATACAACTATTGAAGGATTGCTTACAGCTATTGTAAATTATCTAACTAATCAATAATTTTGTTAAACAATAAAAATATATAACTATGACAGATTTTACATTTACACAGAGTGGTGGAAAATATGTTTCACAAGCATTTCAACCAGAAGGACCTTTCCAAGTGGATTTAACCTTTGGTAGTGATGCAAATACAAAGAAAAATGATATTGAAGTGTTATCTTCTAATGACTCTTCAAGTGAGTTTGCAGTGGCTGCTGTTATGAAAGCAAACTTTCTAACAAGACTCAATTTTCCTGTTATGCAAGTTTTTGCTGACTCGCCTGTCTATTACAAGATTACAAGTAAGATTGAACCTACAAGTGGTAACTATGTAACTGCTTAATTATGAAACTATTAAGTCCAGACATATTAGAGCCTGAGTTGCTGACAATGGATTTTGTTCAGCCAGATATTGTTAGTTGTGGAGAATTATCTCAAAGCAAGATTAAACCCTACATTAAAGGACACGTAACTGATGGTTCTTCAAGTTTCACGTTCAAAATCAACAATGCAAACGTTACTGTGCCAGTTGACGCAAATGGAAATTGGAAGTGGGTTGTAGATAGAACGATAACGAGATTATACGAGGCGTTTTATAAAAAAAATGTATTGGATTTTGTAAAATTTTATAATATTGATTTAAGCAGCATTATAAGTGCTGGTGCGTTTAACAGTGCGTTTAGGCAGATAGACACATTGGTTGTGGATATGCGACATTGCAAGGGTGAGATAAATGTGTTGTTAGACTACACGTTTTTATCCACAGAAGTAACGTGGTATATGCCTAATCTCGGAACGAACACCGAATTTGAAGGCGCGTTTTCTAAAAATAATAGTTCAATCATTCCGTTTGGATATATTAAGTGTAGTTGCAATTTCTCTGCCTTACAAATACTCACCGAGCAATCCGTCGTCAACATATTCAACGCTGTTGCGGCAGACAATATAATCCTAACCTTTCATTCAACTGTGTATGCAATGGTACAAGCACAGATGGATGCAGAAGAAGGTGATATATATGATGCATATATGAACTCAGACTATGACTTTGATTATGCAAGTGCTTAATTTTATTATTAATATTTTAAAACGTATAACTATGGCTAAAAAAATCTACACATGGAATGCACCTGATGGTTATTGGTACACTCAAAGAAGTTTGGAGATTGAATCTCAAAGAATGTTTTGGAAATCTTACACAAGCAAGAAAGAGAATGCAATAAATAATCTTGTTTTGTGGACTGATGCGCAAAAAGCCGAATGGGAGGAAATTTGGTTGCAAGAACCAGAAGGTGAATAATTTTTTGTTTATTTAACACATAAAATGGCTGTTCAATTTATTTGTTCAGCCATTTTTGTTTAACATACACAATATAAATTAACTCTTTTGTATATTTGCCAATAAACTTTTATGTTATGGCTACTTACAGAGAGTTGATTTTTATGTGTCTTGACCAAGTGAAACAAAGGTCTGATGACTCATTCTTCACAGAAGAGCATGTAAGATTCTTATTAGACACATTCAGAAAATATCTTCTTAAACAACAGGAACTACAAAAGAAAGAAGAAATAACTGACAACAACTACCAAACAATATGTCTTGATTTGGAAGTTACTAATCTTCTTGCTGATGTTCCTTGTGCTGGAAAGATGCTTAAATCAAAGAACAAGATACCTATGTTAGCTAACATTGGTAGTGTATATGTTTATCCTACAAGCTATTTCCTAAATGAGTTAGTCTTTGTAACAAGAGAGAAATTCATATATGCAGGTTCACAAAAGTGGACAAGAAATTTTATTTTTGTTACTACTGACCCAGATGGTTATCTTTATTTCAAATCTGGTAATCCACAACATTATTATCTTGACTCAGTGAGAATGTCAGCTATCTTTGATGATACAGAGGAAGCAGCAAAGATGTCTTGTGAAGCTAAAGAGAAAAAGTGCGAGTGGCTTGATACTACATATCCTATTGACGGTTATCTGCTTTCTTCTTTGATTGAGAATGTTGTAGGAGTGCTTACTAACAAACTTACAATTCCAGAAGATACAAGTAATAATGCCAATGATGATGTTACTGATTTGGCTAACTATCTTGCACAACATTTAAAGAATTATGGCAAGGGTAATTAGAAAAAAGAAATATGTGACTTTTGTTACTGGTGATGAAAGGCCGCAGTTAGGTTTATGCCAGACAACGAAGCATTTCTATAGAAAGACTATAGGATATGCAGGTGCGCCATTGCATAAATATGCAGACCAGATAACAGAGGAGAAGTTCCATGAAATAATTAATGCCTTTGGAGAATGCATATACAA